TGCTGAAATCCCCATTCGTCACCAACTCACTACCCAGCGTCAACCCCCGCGACTTGTCCAAGATCAGCCCCACAGGCTGCTCGACTGCTGTTACTGGCGTTGTGCCTGCTGCGTCTTGGAAAAGCGTCGTGAGGTCGCTCGGGTCGTACCATGCGCCGGGTTCTCCAGCGGCGAACAGTGAGGCGGGGGAGAACGAGAACGACGCTATTGCGCGTGCGATCGCACCCAGTTTTCCGAGTCTTAGCCCGAACATAGACTCACCCCGCAATCACTGCGACTTTGACGCTGCCGCCTGGCCTGACGGCCAGGTACTCGGTGCCGTCAATCGCAAGCCGCATGTTGCCCGTGGTTGCGGTCGGTTCGCTGGCAAAAGCCACATGGCACGCCGCATCGGTGTGCAGGCGAACCAGCGTCGTCTGCGCATTCAGCACGGCCGACTGAGCGCTCGTCTCGCCGATGGTGACCTTCTGCACAGTGATCGATGGCTCAACCGCGGCAGGCATGGTCTTGCCCATGGCGTCCACGCCCTCGGTTGAGTATTCGGTGATGTAGAGACTGGGCATGATTCAGGTCCTTTGAGAAAATCGAAGCGCGACCCCGCGCAGATGATAAAGCATTGTGATATTTGACGGCTAGATGCCGGAGCCCTGGCGCACCTTGATGGCAGCCTCGGCGTTGAAGAGTTGGCGATCGCTGTCGATCTTCACCAGCGCCAGGCGCTCCTTGGCGGCGATACCCTCGCGAGTTAGCGTCGCGTCTTGGTCAAGCTTGATCAGCGTCACATCGCGGTCGATGCTCGCCTCGGTCATGGCGATGTCGTACTCGCCCTGCTCGCGCTGCTGGTTGTAGGCGATCTGCTGCTGCTGCAGCTCGCGCACCGCCTTGTTGTCTTCGATCTTGGCCATGTCGACCTGGGCCTTGATCTGCGCGGCCTCGATGCGTGGGTCCTGCGCACCGCCCTGCTGGGCTGCGGCATCCATCTCCTGCTTCACCTGGTCCTCGGGCTTCATCATCTCCTCGGGGTTTGCCTTGAACGCCTTGAGGATCGCCTTCAGTTCCTCGCGCTCATTCAGGTGCGGGGTGTAGCGCGGGTTGTTGGTGATGCTGGCCAGGTTCAGCATGGCCTGGTTCTGGATGTCGCGCTCGACCAGCGCGGTGGAGCCACGGGCGTCGACCTCGAAGTCGCCCTTGATCTTGGTGTCCGGGTCATTGGCCATCTTCCAGTCGTAGTACCGGCCGATGTGGGGCTTGGTGACGTTGTCGTCGTACAGCTTCACGCGCTGGCGCAGCACCGCGTTGGCGTTGTTGAACAGCATGACCATGCCACCCACGGTCTCGGGCGCGCTGCCCTGCTCTCCACCCATGATCTGCGGCATGCTCGTCTCCATGTCGGCAAACGACATGGCGGCCTGGGCGATCGCGAGCAGCTCCTGCAGGTGCGAGTTGAACTCAAAGACGCTGAACGCCTGGCGCACGTCCTCAAGGTCGTCCTTGGCCAGCCAGATCTTGTTGGGCGTGATCTCGTAGCTGCCGTTTTGGGGGATGCACATCCCCTTCTTCATGACGATCTGGCCACCCAGCGAGGTCTTGCCGTTGTCCATCACCTGGCGCCAGGCGCTGTTGACCACCCGCTGCTGGTGCTCGAGTTCGTCCGGCATGCCGTAGCCGAACGGTGAGTCGTCGGCCTTGCGCCAGTTCCAGACGTCGATGGGCAGGGTCTTGTCGACCACCCATGAGTCCATCGCGCCAATGATCTTGTCGTTGACGATTATGAGCACGCCGAAGGTGACGTCGGTCAGCGGGTCGCCACCGGTGCGAGACGACAGCAGCTCCATCTCTTCAGGCTCGATCTCGCCGTGGTAGGTCCACATCTCGTAGGAGTCGTCGCGCACCTGGTCGCGCAGTACGCGGCCCTCGGCCACGCGCACCTTGGTGGCCGGGCAGCGCAGCACCTCGCGGATCGCGTCGGCGTCGTAGCCGGGCAGGCCGACCAGGCCGCGCAGTTCTTTTCGGTTGACGTTGCGGCGCAGGAAGAAGCCGCGGCCACGCTGGTGGTCGTTGCCGCAAGAAGGGTCAAAGAACGTGTCCCACGGGTCCCAGCGCATGCTGGCCGGCACGATCGACTCGTTGACCTGAAGCACCTGCGTGCCGTCGGCCTGCGGGATCCACACCTTGCTGGTCTGGCGCGCCGGGAACGGGCCGTACAGGACCATGGTGCCCAGGCGGATGCCGTCGTCCACGCCCTTGCGCGACTCGCCGTTGAACTTGCTCTCGGTCAGGCTGTCGTCGATTGACCGCTCCATGCCCTCGGCGGCCTCCTTGGCTGCCTCCATGATGGCCTTGGCCTCCTGGTCGGCGGTGAGCCCGGTGGGCTGGCCAGTGGCGGGGTCGACGGTCTGGGCCTGGTTGCCGACCATGCCGGCCATCTCGGGCAGCGGCGTGGGCTTGATGCCCCAGTTGCGGTCGTCCACCGGGAACAGGATCTCGCACATGCGGGCGATGGCCTGGTCGACCTTGGGGCGCACGATGTTGATGACCACCCGGGAGCGGTTGCCCTCTGCCACCTTGCGAGCCGGCGGGCCGTTGCGCAGCGTGTTCTCAAACTCACCGGTCGACCGGTTGTCGTTGCCGAAGTAGAGCTGAGCGTTCCTGCGCCAGCGCCTCTCGACGTCGCTGGTTGCGCGGTGCTGGACCCAGTCGTCGCGCATCTTGGTGAAGACGCCGTGGAGCTTCTCGACCTCTTGGCGGCTGCGCTGGTCGTACTGCTCCTGCGTCATGACGTCGTCGCCGACCATCATCGCGATCTCTGGGGGGAAGTCGTTTTGGTTCATGTGTCTTACTAGTAGCCGGTGACGGAGTCGAGAGCCTCCCAAGCAGCGTGATGCTGCGTCGGGACCTGCCAGTCGTCTTGTTTCTTGACCGGGTATGCGAACGTGAGCGCCAGGCTGTCGGCCCGGTCGGGTGACTTGATGCCCCGCTTCTTCGCGTCCTGCTTACTCTCAAGCAGCAGCTCGCCGCCCTTGTAGCCGTACTGCAGCGCCGTCAGGTCGGTTACCAGGTCGGAGTCGTTGGGGATCGAGGCACCGGCCTTGATCCACTCGCGCATGTCTCGCCACATGCGGGCGCGCAGGTTGTAGTGCTGGCCATCGGACATCCGCAGCGCGCTGTTGACGTCGACCACCATGTCGCCGTAGTCCCGGCGCAGGATGTCGGCCACGCCGGAGCCAATGCCGATCGTGTCAACTGCGATCTGGGCGACATCGCCGAGCTGGGCGCGAACCTCATCCTTGGCCCGGCCAGCAACATCAACCACATCCATGCCGCCGAAGACGATCTGGCGCAGTAGCACCCGGCCCTGGCGGAAGGTGAAGCAGGTCTTGTCATTGCCGAAGCGTGCGACGTCGATGCCCATGATCACGGGGCCTTGCGCCATCAGGTCAGCCGGACCCTTGCGGGCTGCAGCCTGGACCACGTCTCCGGTGATGTAGGCGTTGGCCACCGACGCCGTGTAGCTGCGGTCGACCTCTTGGGCAAGCACCACGGGGTCCAGGTTCTGGCGCTGTTTCTCGTACCACTTCTCGTCCTTGCGCGGGTCGTCGCGCCAGTCGAAGATGAACTTCTTGGTGCGCCCGTCATGTGCCTTGCGGTAGAACGGGTTGCCTGCGCCGTTGGGCGTGGACACGTAGATCCGGCAGTTGGATGTCTGCGACAGCGCGGCGTCCGCGGTGTCGGGGCGCTCGAGGAACGCGGCCTCATCCACGAAGTAGATCGACGTGCGGTTGCCGCGGCCGATGTTGTCACCCGCCTCGCCGGTGATAAAGGACCCGTTCTCCGGGTTCTGGATCTTCATGAACGGGGCGTGCTTCTGCGGGTCCCAGCCCTCTGGCTGAAACTCACGCGGCAGCAGGTTGACGAACTCGCGCACCTTCCAGAACAGGCTCGCCGGGTTGCCAATCTGGTCGACGTAGTTCTCCTTGCGTGAGCCGAAGCCCACCACGGTGCCCGTCTTGAAGATCATCATCCACGCGGCGAACGCCACGCACAGCCAGGACACACCGGCGTCGCGGCTTTTCTCGACCACGCCGTCCTCGCGCATCAGCCAGCGCTCGAGGCACCATTCGACGAACTCACGCTGCTTCGGGAACAGCACGAACGGCACCACCGTGCGCAGGCCCTTCTCAGCCAGGCGGGGATCAAAGGTCATGCCCCAGTCCGAAATCCAGTCTGCTGGGCGGCCGGCGTAGTAGTCGAGCAGGCGCGCGACGATCTCTGGCTTGTCCCGCATGCGCTCGAGTCGCTCGACCCGGGTCGCGAAGACCTGCTCGTAGTTGGGATTGATCCAGTCAAAGTCGTCCATTAGTCGCCCTTGATCAGCCGTTCGTAGGCCTGCTCGGCGGTCAGCGACAGGTCGGCCTTGATCTCGATGGCGCGGCCGTTGGCACCCGTGTGCTCGACCTTGGACTTGTCTCCGTAGGCCGAGGCGTGCAGCTTGCTGGCCACCTTCAGGTTGGTGTCGATGGCTGTGCGCAGGCCTGCAGCGTCGCCCAGGGACGCCGCCTGGCGGCCGTAGTCGAGTGCCGCGTCGACCAGGTTGTGGGCGCGCTCGATGCCGCTCATGGCGTACTGGTCTCGGGTCTCCTCGCTGTCCATCAGGATCTGGCGCAGCTTCCACCCGGCGACCGCGAACGGCAGGCTGTCGGCGATCGCCTGGAAAGACTCGCCCCAGACGTAGCGGTCGAAGACAGCTTCGGCCACGGCCAGCACCTCGCCCTTCAGCTTCTCAGCGGCAGTGCGCTCAGGCGCCTTGTGCAGAGCGGTGCCGTAGCGGCTGTCTGTGGTCTTGGGCTTGGCCATCGGGTGAGTTACTTGCTGGCTGTCTTGGCAGACTGGGTGAACGCCTTCTGCGTCGGCGCGCCGGCCTGGCCGGGGCTGCGCATGCGCTCGCCGGAGCCATTGGCGATGCGCTCACGCTTGGCAGCAATGTTGGCGTACAGCCCCTGCGAGGCTGCCCTGCCGATGATTCCCTTGCCCTGCATGAGCGTCTCCAGTGGGGTGGCCCCGCGGCATCTCGCCTCGGCTGGAGACGAACGCTTCGGCAAGAGCCGGAGGCCGAAAAAGAAAAAGCCCGCTCAAGGCGGGCTGTTGGTGGGCGCATTTGCCCGGGGTCGATATTACAGCATTGTGATACACGACGTCAATCGTCGATCGACTGCGGCAGGCGGGTGAGACCTTGTCGAGTGCAAAGCGTGAGGAACCTGATGGCCGCGTCGATCACCTCTTGCGTCGACTCCATGCCCCACTGGCTGCGCAGGTAGAGCACGCCGGCTG